GCTTTATAGTCTCAGCGCTAAAAGAAGTCATCGGCGCTATCGGCACTGCGGTTGCTATACTTATGATATTTATCATCTCACTTGGGCTTGCTTTTAGAGAAAATTTTATCATCGTTTTAAGAAAGGCTTTTGTAGATAAAGAGCCAAATAGCTATGAAGAAAAAAGCAGAAGCGTAAAAGAGGTAAGGGCAAGGCAGATACCAAAGATAGAGCGCAAAAAGCCAAAAGCCGAAGAGATAAAAGAAGAAGAGCTTATAGATGCTCAGGTGCTAAATGATGATGAGCCAAATTTAGAGAGCGAGCCAGAGCAAGAGATGGAGCCGGCACAAGAGAGCAGACCTGCAACTATAAGTGGGGTTGAAATTTTAAATGAAGTGGCTGAAAACAAAAAACTTCTTGATCAGATAGAGCGCGGCAAGGTCGAAAAGCCAAAAGACTTTGTCTTGCCACCGCTTAAATTTCTAAACGACCCTCCAAAGCGCTCGCACAATATAAATGAAGCCGAGATCGATCAGCAAATTTCAAATTTACTCGACAAACTGCGTAAATTTAAGATAGATGGCGACGTGGTGCGAACCTACACTGGCCCTATCGTCACGACATTTGAATTTCGCCCAGCGCCGCACATCAAGGTTAGTAAAATTCTCACTTTACAAGATGACCTAGCGATGGCGCTAAAGGCGCAAACGATCCGTATCCAAGCGCCGATCCCTGGTAAAGATGTCGTTGGTATCGAGGTGCCAAATCAAAATTTAGAGACGATCTATCTAAAAGAAATTTTAGAGAGTGAAGTTTTTAAAAACGCGAGCAGTCCGCTAACTATGGCTCTTGGCAAGGATATTGTGGGTGCTCCTTTTGTAACTGACCTTAAAAAGCTTCCGCATTTGCTAATCGCTGGAACAACGGGATCAGGCAAGAGTGTGGGTATAAACGCGATGCTTTTAAGCTTACTTTATAGAAATAGCCCACAAACTTTGCGCCTAATGATGATAGATCCAAAGATGCTTGAATTTAGCATATATAACGACATTCCACACCTTTTGACACCGGTTATCACGGAGGCCAAAAAGGCGATCACAGCGCTTTCAAACATGGTCGCTGAGATGGAGCGAAGATACAAGATAATGAGCCAAACTCGCACAAAAAATATAGAGAGCTATAACGAAAAGATGAAGAGTGAAGGTGGCGAGCAGTTTCCATACATCGTCGTGATCATCGATGAGCTGGCCGATCTTATGATGACTAGCGGCAAGGACGTGGAGCTTTATATAGGCCGTCTAGCGCAGATGGCAAGGGCTAGTGGCATACACTTGATAGTAGCGACCCAGCGCCCAAGTGTCGATGTCGTGACCGGTCTTATAAAGGCAAATTTACCAAGCAGGATAAGCTACAGAGTAGGGCAGAGGATCGATAGTAAGGTCATCTTAGATCAAATGGGAGCTGAGAGCTTGCTAGGACGAGGAGATATGCTATTTACACCTCCTGGAAGCCCTGGGGTGATTAGACTGCATGCGCCATTTGCGAGCGAAAAAGAGATCGAAACGATCGTAAATTTCTTAAAAGAGCAGCAAGATGTGATCTATGATGAGAAATTTCTAGCAGAAGAGGGCTCTAGCGCAGGCTCAGCCGCTGGTGCGCTAGGTGAAGATGAGCTTGATGAGCTATATGAAGAGGCAAAAGAGATCATCTTAAGCGAGCAAAAAACATCGATCAGCTACTTACAAAGACGCCTAAAAATAGGCTACAACAAAGCTGCAAATATAATCGAACAGATGGAAAAAATGGGCGTTTTAAGCCCAGTCAATGCAAAAGGTCAGAGGGATATTTTAGTTTAAATATAATTTTATATTTTAAAAAATAAACTAATCTTATTTCTAGTAAAAATTTTATTTATATATAAGTTATATTAAAATAAAATAAAGCGCAAATAAGGCTATGCAGGGAGTAGTAAAATGGCGCAACAAGTCGTATTTGCTTGGGGAAGGGAATTTGAAACAAATATTAAACAAGTTGATTCGGAACATAGATATTTGGTTGAGATAATCAACTCTTTAGGAAACAAACTTGCTATACAAAATACCGTTTTAAGTGATATGATACCTTTGTTTGAAGAACTGGTTGATTATACAAAATATCATTTTTCAAACGAAGAAGGGTTGATGCTGGAGGCAGGCGTTGATGCAAGACACGCCAAAGAACATCTCAAAGCTCACAGAATTTTTATCAAAGAAGTTACATCAAAATATAAAAATTTAAATTCAAATAATATAAAGGTTGAGGCAAAGGAACTACTTGACTTTTTGGTACAATGGCTAACCTTTCATATCCTTGGCATAGATAAAAATTTATCCGCTCAAATGCGACTTATAAAATCAGGCTATACTCCAGAACAGGCATATGAAGAAGTTAGTGGAGTAAATCACGAGCAGCTTGATACTTTAGTTAAATCTTTTAATGGTGTTTTTGGTGTTTTGATGAAATATAATGAAGAACTTTTGATGCTTAAAAATTCACTTGAAGAAAAAGTTAAACAGCGCACAGAAGAGTTGCTTGAGAGCAATAAAAAATTAGAAATTTTAGCTATGACCGACCAATTAACAGCACTTGCAAATCGTCGTAGAATGAGTTATGAGCTTGAAGACTGTTTGCAAAAATACACTAAAAGTAAAGTTCCATTTACGATCATAATGTTCGATCTTGATAATTTCAAAACAATTAATGATACTTTTGGGCACGATGCTGGTGATGTTGTGCTTGTGGAATTTTCAAATACTCTTAAGTTTAATCTACGCACTGATGATATAATATGCCGTATAGGTGGAGATGAATTTTTAGTAATATGCCCTAGTACTGATGCTGATGGTGCATTAAAAATAGCTACAAAAATTCATAAAAAAATAAATAAAATCCGTATCGAATTTAAAAATGCTTGCTGGATCGGATCCGCAAGTATCGGAGTTGTTACAGTAAATGATAAGATCGCAGCAAAGGAAAAAATTTTAAAAGCTGCTGATAAGTCAGTTTATGATGCTAAAAATACTGGGAAAAATAAAGTTGTTTGCTTTAAATGATTTTTTAGATTTTAAGTTTTAAATTTACATTAAAAATATAACTTTTAGTATTTTTTAAAATTTTTATTCATTTTTTATTCGCAGAATAATATACCCTTTTTACCGTATAGACTTAGAATGCTACTCGAAGATTAAGTCTAAGCCAAACTTCAAAGGACTTCAAGCTAGGCAAGTGATACCCAAAAGACCTGCTTTAAGAGACGATGAACTTCTAAGCACTAAAGAGTTTTTATATAACAGAGCTAAAAAATCTAAAGCACTATCTAGCGTAGAGATATACGAACTCTTTATAGTGCTATCTAATCTTGGACTAAGACCTGCTGAATACTTTGCTATTGAGCTAGGAGATATCAGCTTTGAATACGATACTATCACTATCTCAAAGGCAATTAAGACACACAAGAGCGCTGGAACTATCATAGGAGCTCCTAAGAACGGACACAGCAGAACCTTACCTTGTGGGCAGAATGTTATGGAAGTCTTTAGAGTCATTAAGCAACGCTTAGAAATAGCTAAAAGCGTAAGTAAAGTGGAGGCTAAAAGACTTTTTACAGAGACAAAAGACGACCCAGTGCTTAAGATGACCTACTACTGGGTATCTCAAGGAGCTTATGATAACTGCAAAGACCTACCACTTGATTAAGTGTCCTATAACTCAATTCTAAATATTGATAGTAGCAGTAGGATGTGTGGGTCAGTAAAAGAGTTTTTAGGATATAAGGGAGATGATAGTGCTCACGGACTTTACGTATTACGCTATACAGTGGCTTCTAGGCTAGTGAGTTTAAAAGGATTTAACGCTCATAAATTAATGAGATTTATGGGTCATAAGGATATAAAGAGTAGCTTGCATTACGTCCATCTAAATGTTGATGATATACGTGATGGTATGGGAGTTGGTGCTTAGTTAAAAGGTGGTAAAAGTCCTTGGTATTTGGTTGCGGAGGACGGATTTGAACCGCCGACCTTCGGGTTATGAGTGTTATGGGCTATTTTTATGTTATAATGTTTTTTAAAGGATAGTTATGGAAAATAAGAATTTATGGGAGTTTTTAAAAATTAAACTTGATTTTTTAAAACCTTTTCTTACCACGCTTTTACTTTTAGATGCTGGCTTAATAGGTTTTATCTTTCTTAATTTTGATAAAAATGGGTTTATTTTAAATTTTTGCTCTACTATTGCAATATTTTTGGTAAGTATTTTATTTTGTTATCTTTTGAAAGCATGTTTAGACGTATTAAAAGAAATGAAAGGGTTATTATAATGTCAATATTTGGTTTATTTTTAATAGTTGTTTTTGCTGTTTTAGTAACTTGGGCTGGTGTAAAAATATCTAAGGTTTGATCTTGAAAGAAGAATTTACAAAATTTAATTTAGAAGACTACTTAACAACTGATGAATTAAGAAAAGAATATTTAAATCAAGTCTTAGCCGATGGCGATATTGAAGAATTTAAAAGAGCATTATTTTATATAGCAAAGTCAAAAGGCATTGAAAACGTTGCAAAGAAAGCAAATTTAAATAGAGAAAGCTTTTATAAGATGTTTAAAGAGAATTCAAAGCCTAGATTTGAAAGTATATTTAAGGTTGTGAATGCTCTTGATATTAAGCTTGTTTATGCTTAATACTATTTCATTATTATTTCTATTTTCTTTTTTTGTTTTATAGGCTGTTCTTTTGGTTTCTCAAAATATCTGCATAAAACTATATTATCGTTTGTTTGATACATTTTTGCAAGGTAGCAATTATTATTTATTTGATCTATTATTTTAAATCTCTTCTCTGAAAATTTTTGACTTTTAAATTTGTCGCTTCTGCTGTATGTTATTATTGTGTTGTTTAATCCACTTTCCCAAAGGTAGCTAGAAAAATTTTCGTTTTCTACATATAAACTTCCGTCAAATTTAAAATCAACGATAAAATTATTTCTCATCTTTCCCATTAGTAAAATTTTGTTGTTGTTCTCTGTTTTGATTTGCCATTTTCCTATTATATTTGGTTGTCTGAAATTATCAAGAGCATTTAAATTTATTATAGCGATGATAAGAATTAATAATTTTCTCATTTGTCGATTTCCTTTTTTAAAATTCTTGTTTTTATTTCTGCCTTGTAGTATTCTTTTTCGGCATCATTCAATTTTTTGAATAATTCTAATATTTCTTTTTCATCGTCTTTAAGTTGTATTCCGTTGTAATATTCATAAACTGCCTTGTATAATTCAGGGTTTCTTTTTTCCCAGTTGTATAAAGTTGTTATGTCTTTTTTGATGATTTTTGCGATTTCTTTCTTTTCCATTTTTTATCTTTATTTATTTTGTTTCTTCATTTTATATCTACATCCTTGCCAAATTTGTAGCTCAATGAAAAATAATTTTTCATTTATCTATTTCCTTTTTTAAAATTCTTGTTTTTATATCTAGGACATAGTATTGAATTTCTTGTTGCGATAGTTTTTCTAATAGATCTATTAATTCTTTATATGTATTATTTGCATATATATTTTCTTTTTTCTCTTTTAAATTTAGTCCGTTTTCTATTACGCTAAATAGTTCTTTTCTATTTTTTCGCCAGTTATATATTGTTTTTTCAGCTATTTTTAGCTTTTTTGCGATTTCTGCATTTGTCATTTGTATGTTTCTGTTTGTTTTATTTCTTTTTCTAATACTTTTACTTTTAAGCTAGATAAAAAATATTCTTGTTCTATCTCTGATAATTTTTCAAAATATTTTTTTAATTCATCTATTTTTGAAGTATTTTCTTGTATAGATTTAATATTTTCCATAATAAAATTATATAGTTTAGGTCTTGACTTTTCCCAGTTATAGAGTGTTCTTAGTTCTATATCTAGTAAATTTGCGATCTCTTTTTTTTCCATATTTTTTGAAATTCTTTCATTTTTAATTTTTATTTAAGATACATTATAAAATAATTTCATTGTGCGTATGAAATGATTTCATATTTCGATTTTATCGAAATAATGTAAATTTTGCCCTGAATATGGCTTTAAACTGTTCTGGCTCCGTTTGGACGAAACACCTTTTCGGAGCCAAGTTAAATGGTGTTTCAAATAAATAAAAAAAGGTGTTAAACATGCAAATCGTTAAATCTGATTACGATCTCAAGTATATTCTAAAAGGTGGTCTTGTAAGAAGTTCAGCTTCTGGCAAGTTTGAAGGTAATGACTACTCTTCTTCTGTTCGCATATCTTCATCAAATATCTATGACGTCGAAAACGAAAAAACTGGCTTTACTGATGAAGTAGAGCAAAAGGTTGTTTTTAAAATTATTTGCCCTGATAACAATACGGCTGGACTTGTAGCCAGTGCGATAAAAGAGAAATTTAGAAAAGGCGAAGAGATACCGGTTGAAGGTGGCTTTCCAAACGATCAAAGAATAATAACAATAGCAAATCCAGTTGAATACTTCCTATTTGATACAAAGCCAGCTAAAGACTGAAAATAAGTAATTAAAGGGGTTTAGCCCCTTTAACTATTTATATAAGCGTGTTTCCTTATATAAGTAGTTAAGGCTACTAAATTTCTTAAAAAAGGATTTCAGATGAAATTTCTTGCTTCTGCTAAATCTAAGGTTTTAGCTGGTGTTGCGGCAATGGGTGTTCTTTCTAGTAATGCTCTAGCCGCTGGTATAACAATGGCAGCTGACGGCACTGTTACAGGTGATCTTAATGTTGGTCCGTTTATGAGTATCGCTGGCGCTGTTCTTGTTGCTTATGGTGTATTCTTCGCTGTTAAAAAAGGTCTTGGTCTTTTGAAATAAAAGGCTTTTTCTCTTTGAAATAGTGTTGCCCCTTAATTGGGGCTAATTTTTAAAAAGGTTAAAAATGTATTTTGATTTTATAGACGTTACGAAGTTTGGTATATTTTTAAACTCTTTCTTTGGTGCTGTTATCGTTTTCTTTGCTTTTGTGACTGGTATTACTTCAGCCCTTAGCCTTTTTAAAAATTAGCCCTTAAATTTATAGCTTAAAGCAGAGTGCGAAGCAAAGCTTTAAGCCGACAAACGAAGTGCGTCAGTAATGTATAGGAATTAAAAATAATGGATAAAGTCTATCTAAATTTAACACTCGAGCAATATAACTTCTTGATGTCCCTAACTGGTGCGTTATGCGGTTTTTTGCTTTGTATGTTTATTTTTATAGTCCTATCCAAAATTTAAAAAAGGTGTTTAAATGTTTAGTGTGATTGGCGTCCCAGCTTTTGACTACTTCTTTTCAATATTTGTTTGGTTTATGATCTTAACCCTGCCGATCTGTGCTGGCTTAGTCTTATTTACAAAAAAGGTTTTTTAAGGATTTCTTATGAAATTTCTCTTAAAAATTCTTTGTTTGCTTAGTTTGTTAAGCTCTTTTGCTTTTTCTTTTGATATGCCTAGTGATTATGAGCTTGGTTATTATCGTGACATTTCTTTAAGTCGATATAATCTTCGTTCTTCTGTTGATGCTTTATTATTGCTTGATGATTTTATTAAAATAGATAACGATGTTTATCATGCTGATGGTTCTACTGTTGATTATGTTAATCTTTCTTTAGGTATTTCTTGGAGTGGTTTTCAATTTGATAGTAGGAATTTAATTTTATATTCTTACTTTTCTTCTTTTGAGAAAAAAGATGCTTTTTGCAAATTTGATGATTACGCTGATAACTATGTTTGTTTTGATAGTAAATTTAGTTGTGGTGCTGATTGTAAAGATGTTACTTTTTCTTATGTTAAAGAATATTCTCTTTCTAAAATTACTACTTGTAATGCTGGTGAGAATTTTAATACTTTTTTAAAGCAATGTGTTCCAGCTTGTCCAGCTGGTCAGTCTTGGGATGTTGAAAACAATCTTTGTTATGTTGATTGTTCTGATAAAAATTTAAATAAATATGGCTATTCAAACGGCACGGCTCAAGGTGGTTGCGTTGATTGCTCTAATGCTTTGAGTGATGATCAAATAATGCGTTGCGTCTGCTCTGGTTTTGGTTCTTCTTATGATCCTGGTGTTATTTCAGAATATCCATCCGATCCATCTTTTAAGCTTGGTAGTTGTAAAAGTGGCGACCAAATTCGTTTTAAATCTCGTTTGAATGATAAGGATAAAGACAAAGATAAAAAGAAAGATAACAATTCTACAAATTCAGGCGATAAAGATAAAGAAAATTCTAAACCTGACAAAGATAAAGACAAGAAAAACGATAACAACTCTACAAATTCAAGCAATAAAGACAATAAAAAAGAAGATACTAAACCTAATAAAAAGGACAATAATGAAAACGGAAACAAGCCTAACGGACAAGATAGCAACCCTTCGAATAATAATAGTGGTGGCTCTGCTGGTAATGGTTCTAGCGGTGGCGGTGGGACTGGTGTAGAAACAAAACCAAATCCAAATTATAACGGCAATGGCAAAGAAGACGGCAAAGGCGAAGAAGGTAAGGGCGATGATGCCGTAGCTGGTAAATTAGATTATGGCGATCTTAAAAAGGATGCTGATAAATTTAAGTCAGATTTTAAAGGTGCTTTGGATGATGTTATTTCAAAAACACAAGATTTTAAAAATAGTTTGGATGGTCTTATTTCTAAAATTAAAGAAGGTGGTTTGGCAAAATTTAATCAAAGTTCTATTCCTAGCACTTGTCCTTTATCTTTTGAAATTAATTTTGTTGTTTCTAATAAACAGATAATTTTTGATATTTGTAAGGTTCTTGCTCCAGTTTCTAAAACTCTTTATTACTTCTTTTATGTAGCTTTCTTTGTTTTGTTTTTGGTGCTTATTGTTAAGCTATTTTTATTTACTTTTATGGGGGTGTAGTATGCCAGCAATAATTGCAATGATTACTTCTTTTTTTGGTTTCTTTACATGGGAAAAAGTTGTTGATTTTTTCTTTAAAACTGTATCTTTTTCTAGTATGGTTATTGTAAATTTATTTTTGTTTGGTGTAATTTCTTCTTATTTCTTTGCTGTGGTTTCTATTTTAGATTTTATCTATACTAAATTTAACTACATTGTTGATTATGTTAATAATTTGCCAACTGGTAATGATAAAATTTTAACTACTGCTTTGGCTTTTATAAAATCTCTTGGTGCTTGGAATGCCTTTTGTGATGTAATGGCTATCTTTTCGCCGATTTTCTTAAGTTTCTTTCTTATCTATGCTACAAAGATTGGCATTGTTGTTTTTAAATTTGTTCGAGAAACAATCTTATCTTTTGTTGTTGCAAAGTCTTAAAAAATGATTACGTATTTAATTGGCAACCCTGGAAGCGGTAAAACATATTACGCCGTATTTATGATTTACCAGCTCTTTTTATTTGAGCCAAAGAAGACATTTTTATCTAAATTTGTTAAGCTTAAAGAAAAGCCAGATTATTCATTTTGTTACACTAATATTAATGAGTTTAAATTTGAGCTATGCGATAAATTTAAAAAGTTTGATTTTGATGAATTTTATTTAGGTTTAAGAAATTTATATGCTCTTTATAAGACTGGTGCTACCGATAACGAAGTAAATGAGAAAGCCAAAGAGTTAAATTTATATGGTTGCGTGTTTGTTCTTGACGAGTGTCACAACTTTTTTAAAAATCAAAAAGATGAAATTCTCGTTTGGTGGCTTACATATCATAGGCATTTATATCAAGATATCTATTTAATTACTCAAGATCTAACACTCGTAAATAATGAATATAAACGCATTGCAGAGAAATTTTATAGAGCTTCGGACAGCTCGCGAAGATTATTTTCGAAAAAGTTTCGTTATGAAATTTATGCATCTTATAGGCTTTTTAAAAAAGATAGATTAGAAATTATCAATATTCCATTTCTTCAAGAAGTTTTTGATTTATATCATTCAGGGCAAAGCTCAAATAAAAAATCATTTGTTCGCTTCTATTTCTTTTTAGCTGTATTAGTCTTTGTTTTACTTTTACTTTATTTTTATTTTATCGTTATGTCTATGTTTGAAGTAGAAAAGCCTGATAAAAATATCCCATCTAATGAAAAAATTCACGTTCCAGCTTCTCAAACTCCAGCCAGCTCTAGCTTATTTTATGATAACAAAAAGCCCAAAAATAATAATATTGATATTCCTGAAATTTACATTTATGA